AGAATTTTATGTTCTTTTGCTAAAAAATTTACTAGTTCTCTACATTGTTTTAAAAAAGGTTTTTCAACTTCTCTTAAACCTTCTGTGGCCATTAACCAAATTGAAGAATTATTTTTATTAACTCCAAAGATTGCTAATGGAATATTTTTTGAATTTACAATGGTAAAACAAGCTGTAGATATTTTAAAACTAAAATATAATCCTGCATAAGGAGTTATTCCTAATGCACTTACAATTTCTCTCTTGTCTTCAAATCTTAATCTTGGTGCTAAATATTCTATATCTTCAAGAGTACTTAATCGTAAATGATTAAATCCTTGTGGTTGGGCTAACATAATAACCATTCCAAGAAGCATTAATAAAGTTAGAAGGTAAATGACTGTCATTACTTATAGTCACTGTAAATTTATCATTCTCTGATTGAATAGAAAATTCGTAATCACCATCTTCTAAATTAACTGTTCCTAATAATCCTGTTCCAGTAATTGTTCCTGTAAATGTAGTAGAAGAACTATTTCTGCCAACAGGTTGAACTAAAGTTGTAAAATAAGCTGTATCATTATAAGAAATTTTCCAACTTCTAATTTGTAATCTTCCTTCTTTAACTGAAATCTTTGCACCTGCTGTATCTTGGTCTTGCATAAATTGTTGTGAGAAAGTAAATGTAAAATTATAAATTTCTCCAATAAATAAATTTGAAGTAGTCACATTTCCTGTTACTACAATAGTAGTTCCATTAGCTGTTTGACTTACAATATTAATTTCTCTACCTGCAACACCTGAAGCACCATTTCTTACTACTACAGACATTGAATTTTTAATTGCGTATGGAATTGTAATAGTAGTTTGGTCTGTACCTGCGTTATAACTTCTTGAAACACCTGTAGAATTTTCCTGAATTTTTCTATCTAAATGAGTAAGATATGAAGCTCCTGTGTCTGTTAAATTTGGAGATATATCTACTGTTTCTATAAATACGTCTGTTCCTCTTTGAATTACTAAATATAAAGTGTTTTCAATAAAATCTGCATTTAAAATAGTAGTATTAGAAGAAGTACCTACAACCCATTTATGCCAAGCACTTTGTAGTCTTTTATTACCTGATACATAATATTGATAAACATACATTGCGTTTACTTCATCAGAAGTGATTGCAACTACAATATTTTCATTTGTAGCTGTAGTTATTTTAAATACGTTTTTAGGTATAAATTTAGGAACATTAGCAGTTATATCTTCTGCTTGTTTTACATCTGTATCTGAAGAAATAAAATATTCTCTAAAGCCAACATAATTACCTTTTGGAAATCCAAAGATAACATTTGAACCAGCATTAATAGGTTTTATATTTCTATCGTTTTCAAATTCTGTAGTAACATTTATTGCAACATTGGTTGGAGTTAATACGTTAGCTCCTGTTAATATAAATTGTGTTTGGTCTGATAATAATAATAGTTCTTCATCAAACGATATTGCGTGTCTTAATATAGAAACTTTAGAATGAGTTGATGCAACATCTATTGGGTCTGTATCTAAAACTTGTGTAACTGTTTCTGGGAAGAATTGAAAAAATTCTCCACTTCTAGACATAACAATATTTTCATCAGATAAAAAACCTAATCTATTTCTATGAAAGAATATTTCATTTATTTTTCTACCTATAAAACTTGGGTCTGGTGCAGAAATTAAATCTCCTGCAACTCTATTACCCCAAGCAGGTACATCGTAATTAACTGCTGAAATAGTATATTGGCTATCATCACATTGAGTAAATCTAAAATTACCATCAGCAGTTCTAATTAGAACGTGTGGCATTTTAGTTTCATCTATTTCAATTACAGTATTTGGAGCAACTGTTTCTTCCCAAACACCATCACCACCAGAGCTTTCAATAAATTTTACATAATAATTATCAAATTTATTTGTGGCATCGCCTGTTACTTCTACAACCATATTATTAATTGCAGGAAGTGGTAAATCGTTAAAATCTGTTACTGTATCTTTGATAACTTGAGATGCTTCATCTCCATAACTATCTGAAGCAGATACGTTTAATGTTGCACTTGCTTTAATAATTGAAAAAGAAGAATTACCAATATTAGCAAAAGTAAATCCTGCTGGACTTCCTATTGCTGTTCTTAAATTATCTCTAACTTGTTCTGTAGTTACTGAACCTGTTGTTGCTAGTGTAGTATTATAAGTTGTTCCATCTATTGTGATAGAATATTTAATTCCATTAATTGCTTGAGTACAAGTATAGACAGCTTGTTGTATTTTAGCAGGACTTGTCGTTGCAGACATTGTCGCTGTAATTGTTTTATTTAAAACAAAAGTATAATCAGCGATAGAAGTACAAGATATTTCTGTTCTTGGATTTGATGAAGTTAAATAAGCAGAAGCTCCAGTTTGCATTACAACTGATTTTTCAGTACCAGAAGTATCAAAAACTCTTATAGAACCATTAGTAATAACAACGATATATCGTTCAGTTAAATCTCTATTTATTGTGTGAACATACGCATTAGTTAATGCTGTAGTTGAAATCTTTTTAATATGGTTTGTTGGTGGTCTTTTTTTCAAACCTTCAACAACACTAGAAAAACCATTTACTTGAGTAGTAAATTGAGAAGCTAATCTTAATACTTCAGGTTGCTGTGATACACCTTGCACCAAGTTAGGAATAGTTTTGCTAACTAGTGCCATTTTAATAAATTACGTTAGTTCTACTTACTGTGTATGCACCTAATTGATTATCAAATATTGTATAATCACCAGTTGATGCTTCAGCTTGTTTAAGAACAATTAAACTTCTTGCTTCATCTTCTTGTGAATATTTATGAAGTGTAGTTGCACCTAAAGTTCTATCGTGAAACACTCTAGCACTTCTTATAGTTATGTATCTTTTTGCTTGTTCAGGAATATCTGCAAAATCTAAAAGGTAAACTATTGTAACATCTTCAAAATCTGTATCAAAAATATTTGTGTTTTTTGCAAGATTATAAATAAAATTATTTCTTTGAACTATATCGTGAGATGATTTTGAATATTTATTTGGGTCTAATTCAACTCTTAAAACATTAGAAGCTAAAGGAATTTCATTACCAGCATTTCTAGATAATGTAGCTTTATAATGAGTATTAAAATGCCAACCTTGTGACTGAACTTCTCTATTAATTTCATTTAAAACATTTCTGGCCATTGTTCCATCAACAGGTAAACTTCCAGTTAAAGTATTTAATGGAGCTTCACCTACTGTAGAAAGAATTGTATTAACAGCTTCTAATTCAGTTGTACGAGTTGTGATTGTCATAGTAAAATTTTGTAGGGGGAGAACTTAATCTCCCCCATTTTTAACTTTATAATTAAATTAAATTATGAAAGTTTAATTGATACTGCACACTCTGGTCTTAATATTCCGTGACCAAGTGCCATTCTCGCAGTCATTAATGTTCCAAGTCTTCTAGGGTCGTAAGTAGTTTCAAGAACTAAATCTTTTAACTTTACAGTTCCTACAGCTTGTTTATGAAACACAACAGCTTGAACAGTAGAAAAGTTTCCAATGTAAGTGTTGTTTGTTCCAGCAGTTGATACTGCTGACTGGTCAGTGAACGATGCCACTGCTGTATTTGATTTAACAAGAGGTACTCCACCGATAGTAGTAATAAAACCTTTTGCTCTATCTCCAGCATTAGCACTAAAATCTCTAGACATAACACTGTCTAAATTTAATAGTTGATAATATTGGTCTGGTTTTACAACGATGAACCTATCAGAAGAAGGTACGTCATTTTCATCTAGTTTTTGTATAGCATCAAAAATGCTGTCCTTTAATGAACTTGCATTAGTATTTGCGTCTGCATCGATGATTTGGTCACCGATATTACCGCCTGTTACGTTGGCAGTAGAAGCTCTAGAAGCTAATACAACTAGATTTAGTATATTTTTATCAATAGTTTTTGCCAATGCTTGACCCATTTCTTTTGAATAGATTGACCTAACGTCATAATGGTTCTTAAGTTCATCTAGTTCAGCTACAAATGCGTTAGCTAAAAGCATATCATCGATATTTATTACTTTCTCATTCTTATTAACCGCA